GTAACGTATTAGGTCTAGATCTATACGTAGATCCAAACGCAGTGTCAACAACTATCGATGAGTCTGCATTTATTGTAGTTCCATCTTCAGTATCAATTTACGAGTCACCAATTCTAAGACTATCTGTAAATCAGCCAGCAACTGGCGAGATCGAAACAGCACTATATGGCTACATGGCCGTTGGTGTATTAGTCGCTGGTGGAGTTCGTCGCTTCAACCTAAGCTAATAACTTAGTAATTTAATAATCCCTAGGGTTTAGTAGCCCTAGCCCTAGGGAGCTTTTTAAGAGAGGACACTATGGCCGCTGCGATGGTAACAATGGCAGAGTTACGCAGTAATTTAGGTATTGGCACTTTATACAGTGACGCTACAGTGGAAGAGTGCTGCCAATCGGCAGAAGATTTAATACAGGGTTATTTATGGCATAACGATGCCCCAGTAGTAGCTTCATCTATTAGCAATAACGTAGCAACTTTAGTATTATCAAATCCTGGCATATTTACTACAGGTCAATCAATAACAGTGTCTAATTGTGGTGCAACGTATAACGGCACATACACATTAACAGGATCATTTCCAGGTACTACAGTGCCCGCTTCAATCGGCACAATGTTTTGGAGTACATACGCACTTAGTTCATACCCTAACGGCTACAGCTTTATTCAATACGCAAAGACAGCTTCAGACGATAATTTCCATTTTGTTAAACCATACGGCCGAGCCCTTGGCCCAGAGCATAAAGCACAGGCTTACACTGCGACCCCTGCCATACGAGAGGCTGCGATGATCGTGGCTGTTGACATCTGGCAAAGCCGTCAAGTTAGTCAGACTGGTGGGGTAGGTATGGATGGGATCACTGCAAGTCCCTATAGAATGGGGTACCAACTGATAAATCGGGTACGTGGTCTCATCCAACCGTATTCTAGTCCTAATTCACTGGTCGGCTAATGCCAGCTGCAATTACCACACTACGCAGCACACTTGCAACAGATTTAACTAATGCAGGCGTGTGGTCTGTATTTAGTTTTCCACCGGCAACGCTCTTGGCTAACAGCGTAGTAGTTACACCTGGTGATCCTTACTTAACACCTAGCAATAATGACTACATAACTATTGCACCTTTAGCAAATTTTAAGATTCTTATGACTACGCCAGCATTTGACAACCAAGGCAACTTAGCTGGAATGGAAAACTTTATATTAGCAGTAGTAACTAAACTAGCGGCATCAAGTCTTACACTAAACATATCTACTATTTCAGCACCTGCTATAGTCAACGCAGCTAGTGGCGACTTGCTAGTATCTGAGATAACAGTATCAATCCTAACGAGTTGGAGTTAACATGAGCTATAAAGGACTAACAGAAGAAGAGCATAACTTTCTGGTCAAAATAGGCCAGATTACCGACCAACCAGCAGCGGTTAAACGACCAGCGGCTAAGAAAGATGAGGACAACGAATAATGGCAATCTATCTAAGTAATGGCGTTGTTGTCACGCTGAACAGTGTCGCCCTAAGCGATCACGTAACAGCCGTAACAATTAACCGCTCATTTGATGAATTAGAAGTAACAGCTATGGGCGATACAGCTCACAAGTTTGCAAAGGGTCTAGAAGCTAGCACTATTACTATTGACTTCTTAAATGACACAGCAGCAGCTAACGTAAACGCAACACTACAGGCAGCCTGGGGTACTACAGTGCCACTAACAATTAAGCAGACTTCTGCAGCAATTAGCGCAACTAACCCAGAGTATCAAACAACAGTATTGGTTAACAATACTCAAGATGTAAACGGCGCAGTGGGCGACATAAGCACACAGTCAATTACATTTACCTGCCAAAGCCCTATAGTAGTTGACGTAACAGTCTAAGGAGTAATAATGGCAAAGCTAAAGATAACAAGGGCTAACGGCGAAGTATCTGAACACAAGATTACGCCGGGTGTCGAGTACGCTTTTGAGTTAAAGTATGGCGCAGGAATTAGTAAAGTCCTACGTGATCACGAAAGGCAGACTGAGATTTATTTCTTAGCGCATGAGTGCTTACGTAGGGCTAACGTGACTGTTCCTATATTTGGTATCGAGTTTATAGACAGCTTAGAAACTGTCGAGGTATTGGACGAAGAAAAAAAATAGTGCCGCGTGACTCCATTCTCTATACGGTGGCTTCCTTAAGTGTAGAGACTGGGATCGCGCCTAGTGAGTTCATAAATATGGACTCAGAGATGCTGCGAGCGATCGTGCAGGTGTTTAGCGATAGAGCAAAGGAGATCAAAAATGCCAGTAGTCGTAAACGGCGTTAGAGAGTTCCTTAAAGCAGTAGATGAAATTGACGAAGATATGTACAAGAACGTCAAAGACAGTCTTAAAGCACCCATGATTAAAGTTGCATATAAAGCAAAACAATATTTACCAAGTGAGCAAAATGTGCTAAGTGGCTGGACAAAATCAGCAGAGCCACAAGAAGGACAGCGCAGACCATTTCCAGCGTACGATCAATCTACAGCTAGAAGCGGCATTAAATATAAACTTGGCCCTAATAAGAAAAACAGAAAAGGCTACTCAGTTTATAACTACGTATCTAATGAGTCAGCACCGGGTGCAATCTATGAGACTGCAGGCCGTAAAACACAAGGCTCACAAGGTGCATCACTTAACCCAGATGCAGGTGTGCAATTTATACAAGCACTGCCAAACGTAGTAGATGCAACACTTGCAGGATCTGTAGGTCGTAGAGGTCGTAAGAATAAAGGTCGCGTAATCTATAAAGCATGGTCAGAGGATCAAGGTAAGATTTACGAAGATCTTAAGAAAGCAATAGATCAAGCCATATTTGAGTATTACAAAAAGTTACCTTTAGAGAAAAAAGGTCAAGTACTAGGATTTTATAAAGAGCGAGCAGCTCGTGGATTTACGGGAGTATAACTGTGCCTACCTTAGTAGTATCGGCTCTCAGCACCTTTGACAACAAAGGATTAAAAAAGGCTAAGAAAGAAGTATCAGCCTTTGATAAACAGATAAAAAGTTTTGCTAAAGTATTTGCTACAGCATTTAGCGTTACAGCTTTAAGTAAATATAGTAAAGCGGCAGTCAAAGCATTTATGGCAGATGAGAAAGCCGCAAAGTCATTAGAGCAACAGTTAAAAAATACTGGTTATCAATTTAGCGCACCAGGTGTAGAGCTGTATATTGCTAATCTACAAAAATCTACAGGCGTATTAGATGATGAATTACGCCCAGCATTCCAAAGATTATTAACAGTAACAGGATCTATAACTAAAAGCCAAGATGCATTAAGTACTGCATTAAACGTAAGTGCGGCCACAGGTAGATCTTTAGGTGAAGTTACTACAGCTCTATCACGTGGCTTTGCAGGTAACACTACTGGTCTAAGTAGATTAGGTGCTGGTCTAAGTAAGACATTATTAAAGACTGGCGACATGAATAAGATCATGGAAGAGTTAAATACAAAGTTTGCAGGTCAATCAGCGGCTAGATTAACTACATACGCTGGAAAAATGGATTTATTAAAAGTAGCAAGCGAAAATGTTAAAGAAGAAATAGGTAAAGGCATATTAGGTGCGCTTGACGCATTAGGTAAAGATACAAATATTGAAGATACAACTAAAAAGATGCAAGCACTAGGTAAGCAAACAGGCTACACTATTACAGGTATAGGAGTATTGATTGCAAAATTAGGTGATATACCTGGTATTGGTTTAATAGGTAAAGCCTTCTATGAAACAAGCGCATTAGGATTATTGGCTAGGCTCGGTAAAGAAAACACACCAGCAAGAGAATTGCCAGCTAATGAACAACGCAGTGCAGGCCGTATTGATGCTAAGCGATTCCAGACCGAGGATAAATTAGCAAAAGCCAAGGCAGCAGAATTAGCACTATTACTCAAAAAGAACGCCATTGAAAATAAGAACGTAGAAGAATTACGGAAGAAGTTTGATCTAGAACGCATAGGCTTAAACGCAGCATTAAATAGCGCAACCGATGAAGAGACTAAATTACGCCTTAAATCACAGCTAGCAATCCTAGACAATAACGAAGCGTTGGCTAAGAAGTATTTGGCTGAAATGGAAGCAGCTGAGGCATTAAAAAAACTAGCAGAGCAAGCAAGATTAGCAGGCATGACTCTAGAAGAGTTTGGCATATTTAAGGTAAAGACTTTATCTAATAAAATAGATACATTTATCGAGGATTTAGCCATAACTACAATTAGAGAACTAAACGCACGTATAGCAGCCATGCTTGCCAAGTTTAATTTAACAACACCATTAGCATCACCAGCACCACCAGCTGCAGGCGGAATGATTACAGGGCCATCAGGTGCTACATATACACCAGCACAATCACAAGCGGCAATACTTGATACTAGAGAATTAAACTCGCGTATCAATGATTTCTTAGGTGGCTTTGGCATGGGTGGAGTACAGAAATCATCAGCGCCAGGGCCAATGGATATTAGAGTAACTGTAGATGCAGGTGGCGATAAACTAAGCCAAGCAATAGCGGAGAGCATACAGGTGGCAACTAGATCGGGATATAGCACAGTACCTGCTGGCTTCTTAGTATGACCTTACCTGTAATAACCGCTTTAATTAACTTTAGTACTGGGCCAGCCTTTGCTCAGACAATAATCTTAGATACAGGCATACTAGATACGAACGTACTAGGTGATGCCACAGCCGTAATTGTAGATGTATCTAATCAGGTTAACCGCATAGAGACTAACCGAGGCCGCACCGCCCTGTCGGATCAATTCCAGACAGGCACACTTACATTACGCATAGTAGATCAGAATGGCGATTTTAATCCGCAAAATGTAACAGGGCCGTACGCAGGACTTTTAACGCCTATGAAGAAAGTGCAGATTAGTGCCACCTACTCATCAGTAACATACCCCATATTCCAGGGCTTCATAACAAGCTATGTGACTACTTACCCAGAAGAGTCTGGTGAAGATGTGGCCATTACAACTATCCAAGCCGTGGATGCGTTTCGATTGGCTCAAGTAGCACAGATCAGCACAGTCACAGGTGCTACCGCAGGCGACTTATCTGGCACACGTATTAATGAAATATTAGATGAAATTGACTGGCCAGCAACCATGCGTGACGTAGATGCAGGGCTCACTACTATGCAAGCAGATCCTGGCACAAACCGCACAGCCCTGCAAGCCTTAACTACTGTAGCCACCTCCGAGTATGGCGCACTATATGTAGACGCGTCTGGCTCGTTCGTATTCCAAGATCGAAACGTAACCGCAGGATCTATTGGTGGCACACCCACAGTCTTTGCAGATAACGGCACAGGTATAGATTACTTTGATGCATCATGGATATTAAATGACACATTGATATTTAACAAAGCCACAATTACAAGGACTGGGGGAACAGCCCAGGTAGCACTAAATCAAGACAGCATCGATAAATACTTCTTACACAGCTACTTCTTAGACAACCTTTTAATGGAAACAGACGCAGTTGCACTTGACTACGCACAGGCCTATACCGCTTCACGCGCTGAAACCAGTATTCGTGTGGACTCGATAGTGCTTGACCTATACACAAACAATTACAACACAGGCATAATTGCGGCCTTAGATTTAGACTTCTTTGATCCAATCAAGGTAATTACTACACAGCCAGGCGGATCTACCTTAGAGAAAACCTTACAGATTTTCGGTGTACGCATGAATATATCACCGAATAGTTGGCGCACTACCTTCACAACGCTAGAGCCCGTTATCGACGCATTTATCCTAAATGATACGATTTATGGAACTTTAGACTATAATGTCCTCAGTTATTAAAGGAGAATATCATCGCAAAGCAAACCTTCACAACTGGCCAGGTTCTTACGGCCGCGCAAATGACCTCGCTTCAGCAGACAGCTATGGGTGGCGGATCTGCAACCGCTAAGACTGCCAGTTACGTATTAGTTGCAGCAGACGCAGGCACTACCGTTGCCATGAACGCAGCAGGTGCA